AGACGCCGGAAGCAGGCGGCATGTTGTGTTATTTGAGTCTCTTAAAAGAGCCGAGGCCAAACACGCAGCACACGCGCTCGCTGTCATCCGACGCGCAGCCAACGAGGGCACATGGTCTGCTGCTGCTTGGTTGCTCGAACGCCGCCACGCCTTCCGCCGAGACGCACCCCCGGTCCAACAGGCCGCGACGATGGAGGTAAAGGAAACGGAGACGATAGACCCAACCACCAAAGAGGGCAGAGAGGCGATTGTGTCCACCATCTCCGAGCTACCCGAAGAGATGATTCTTGCCGCGCTCAATCGTAGATCGTCCACGGCTCTTGCCAAGTGATCGATCTCGCAGCTCTCAAACGGGTGACCAGCGCGTTTACCTCTCACCCTCTCGCCCGTTATGAGATGCTGCAGCCGGGGCAAGGGGGAATGAGTCCACCCCAACGACGCTTCCACAAGTCCACATCCCGCAAACGTGCGCTCATTGCAGCCAACAAGATCGGGAAGTCTTACGCCGGTGGCGCGGAGGCTTGGTATCATTTGCTGGGCAGGCACCCACACCGAGATGTTCCCGAACCGGGATCGGAAGGTTGGCTATTGTCTCCCGACCTGATCACCGGCTGGCGCACCATCTCAAAAGCAATGCGTGAGTTGGAACCACCGGGGGGGATTCTTGATCCGTCGTGTAAATATGTGGACGGCGTGGGCTACCTTTACAGAGGTATGAAGATCATAAGAGTGAGCCAAGCCTATGGGGGCGGAATCATGGTGGGCAAGGGCTGTGAGCAATCCTTGTTAGCCTTGGAGGGTGCGCGTATTCAATGGGCTTGGGTGGATGAGCCACCGAAATACGCACACTTCCAAGGTCTCCGCGCTCGCCTTGCTATGGACCTTGCGCCCCTATGGATAACTGCAACGCCTATCGGTAGACCGGTGGGGTGGTTCCGGAATCTGATCGAGGGCAACAGCGAAGAGAACGTAGACCCGGAAGAGGGTTGGGACACGTGGCATGTTGAACTCACGCACGCCAACGCGCCTCACAGAACGGTTGAGGACATCGAAGCGCAGCGGAACGAGTGCAGTCCTTGGGAGTTCAATCAGCGCATACTGTCCCAATGGGATGGCCTCACCGCTGACCGTTGGGTGTCTGGGTTCACCGAGGGTAATCTCTTCGACGACGAAGAGGCCCCCGAAACATGCGAAGGGATTGGGATAGGTTGGGATCACGGCGAACGCCCCGGCAAATCGATCTGTTACCTTGTGGCTTTTGATGGGGATTCTGTTTGGGTCTTGGACGAGTACAGCAACACCGACCGGTCAACCCCGCTGGAAGAGGCGCGGGCGGTTTTGGATATGCTCACGGCTTGGGGGCTTGCGCCTCACGAGGTGACCGAGGCTCGCGGGGACAGTAATAGTGCTGGACGCCTTGGGCTGGGGATGACAATGAATGAGGTAATGGGTAGGGCAATAGCGAAGCTAACCGACAGCGCCCGCCCCCCGTTCCGGATCGCTGTGCCGTACAAAGGAAGGGGATCCGTNAACGCCCGCGTTCGCCTTATCTCNAACGCTTGCGTTGATGGAAGGCTGCGGGTACACCGCAATTGCTCACGGCTGATTCACTCCTTGAGACATTGGCGCGGAGGCAACGACGATCTGAAAGACCCTTTTGACGCAATGTCTTATATTAGCGAGGTATGGATCAACCCGGCGCTTTCGTCCGGGGGGTCTGGTAGGATGATAATCAGTTAGGGGATACACATGCTCACGATACCCGCACACGTTCGCCCAAAAGACAACGCAGACAAAGAGCGTTGGGACGCACAAGCCCAACGGCTCCGACTGTTAGAAGGGGCGCACGCCGACGATGTGCGGGATGATATCCGATCCATGTTCGCGTCAGAAATAGCCGCAGATCTCGAAATATCCCCCGACCTTTCGCGCAATACGTTTTTGCTCGTATATAACCAGCTCAACACCGCATACTCACAATCTCCCGACGTGAGGATCTCCGATGATCCAGATGTGGACTTGGCCCCCGTCATCACGCCCCGGCTTTGGCCACAACAGGCAACGGTAGGGTTGCACGTCCACGCGGTAAACGAGGCTTTGGTTCGAGTGGATTGGGCATACTGGAACGGAGCAACCGAGGCCACCTATCGAATCGTGACAGCGGATACGGTTGTGCTCACGCCCGATCCGAATCACCCCGATCAACCTTCCCGCGTGGAAGAGGTACGCGCCCGCGCAACGGCAAGCGGCGAGACGGCTTGGACGTGGGAGATCTGGGACGTGACCGATCCGGACGCGCCGATCTATCGAATCGAAGAGGTCACCGATCAAGGGGACAGGATCGACGTCACAGCCAAGTATGCCCCGGAGTTTGTGAACGCCTACCCGTACATGTCGGAAGGCAAGCCCGTGTTGCCTTACGTGCTTTACCACAAGGGCATAGGCTCACGGCTTTGGAATTACCAACGCGGGATCGAGTTGGTCCGTGGCTCCCTTCGCCTTTGCTCTTTGTGGACACATTGGTCGGACGGATTCACTAATTCAGCATACCCACAACGGTACAGTCTTGACGTGTCAAGTCAAGCGGGAATCACCAGGAACATTGCCGGGGTGTCCGTGGATGTCATCCCAACAGATCGCAAGTCGATCCTCAAGTTCACCAGCGACGGGCCAACCGGTGGCACCCTTTCGCAGTTCTCCCCGGCAATGGAACCACGCAGCGCGGCCGAATCGCTGCGAACCTACGAACAAGGGCTTGCAACCTACGCGGGTTTGAACCCGTCCGATCTCCAAGTCACCGGGGCACAGTCTGGTTACGCAATCGTCGTGAGTCGTGAGGGCCAACGACGCAAGCAACGAGAGATTGAACCCGCGCTAAGGCTTGCAGACCAAACGCTATTGGCCACAGCCTCCAAGCTGGCGAACGCATACGGCGGGCACACCCTCCCAACCAACCCGCGAGACTTCACGATCAGCTATCGCGGAATCGGAGAGGGACCGGACGAACGCAAAGCCAAGGCAGACGGAATCGCGCAAGAGTTGACGCTGGGGCTTATCTCACGGATCGACGCATTGCGCCGGTTGAATCCAGAAGTCAAAGACGACGCGGAAGCTATCGAGCGATTGCTAACGGTTGACCGGATCGACGAGGTTATGGCTGAGGCAGCCCAAGCGGACGCAGCCGCCCCAACGCAAACCGCAGCGGGTGGAGCCAAGGCGCAAGACACAGCTCTAAACGGGGCACAAGTGACAGCGGCCCAAGGGATCGTTGTTGCCGTTGCATCCGGCACACTGCCACGCGACGCGGGCGTGTCCATGCTTTCCAACTTCTTTAATCTCCCGACATCGGTTGCAGATACAATCATGGGAACCGTTGGGCAGACTTTCACACCACCACCAACAATCAATTAGCGCGTCGGTGAGCGACATCACCGAAAGGATAATTTCATGAGCGACCAAGAGAAGACACCGGAAGCCGAGGCCATGGTTCCATCGTTCCGACTCCGCGACGAGACAGGCAAGCGACAGAAAGCAGAGGGCGATCTCCAAGCGGCTATGCAGACGATCAAGGATCTCCAAGAGAAGCACAGCGCCCTTGAAGCCAACCACACCAAAGCCCAAACGACACACCGGCAAGACGTGGCATTGCTTGGCGTGGGCGTCTCCGATCCGGAAGTCCGTGAGTTCATACGCTCACGGTGGACACCGACCAATGACAAAGAGACGTTTGACGGTTGGCTCACGACACAACGAGAGAACCCGTCCCCGTTGTTGCGTCCGTTCCTGACAAGCAACGCCCCCGCCATACCGGACACGCCCGCCCCCGTTGCGGAGGCAGCACCGGCACCGGAAGCAACCACGCAAGCGGAGCCACCACCGGGCAACCCCAACGCGGGAACCTCACAACCCGCAGCCCACAACGGCAAGGCGTGGACCCATGAGGACATCGTTGCCGCCTCACGCAAAGCGGGCGCACGTGGCGGTTTGGGTGATCAGCGTGACGCCATACTTGCACAGCTCCGAGCCGAGGGCGCTATTCGTTAGTTCCGTGCGCGTGTTTTTTGTGTTACGCTCGTTCCAAGCCTCACGGGTTCTTCCACCGATACCGGAAGTAAGGGCACAAACCATCCTTTGAACTCTTATGGAGATAAAACCCCATGGCCAATGAAATTAGTTTCACTACTCTGTCCTCTAATGGTGGACGAGTATCCGCGATCCTTTCCGCTCTTGTTGCCGAGCAACTCTACGATCCCACCGATTTGCGGGCCGTTATGTCGTTCTATCCGTGGCAGTCTGCCGGATCGGATACGATGTCAATCAGCCAAGACGCTGTGCCCGGTGCGTTCGCTGCGGCGACATCCGAGATCGCCGGTGGCGCGAGCAACGCCGCATACACCACATCAAAATTCGATTTGGCCGTGGCCCGCTACTTGAAAATCTACCAAGTGACCGATCTTTTCGGTGTCTCCGGTGGACCGATTGACGTTGGCAGAGTGGTTCAAAAGCTCGTGGACGGTGTGGCGATCACCATGACCGATCTCGTTTGCGCTCTCTTTGGCTCGCTGTCAAACAGCGTTGGAACGAGTGGAACAAACCTATCGGTTGATGACATTTACTCCGCTATGTTCCAACTCAACTCAAGCGCCGTAACAAGCACCGCAGCAAGCCCATACGCTTGCGTGTTGCATCCGGCACAGATCAACGATCTACGTACCTCTCTGCGGGCGGAAGCAAACGGCCCGTTGCCATACACCGCAGCCAGCGCAGAGGCCTTGGTTGCCAAGGGTCCAGGGTTCCAATTCAATTGGAACGGTGTAGACTTCTGGCAAAGTGACTCCGTGGGCACCGCCAATAGCGCCGCAGACCGATCCGGTGCCATGTTTGGACAGGGTTGCTTTGCTTACACATTAGGCGATGTATCTGCGATCCAAGGACACGTTCCATCACAGAATATTGTGGTGAATAGTGGCGGTTTGTTGGTGGAATTGGAACGGGACGGGGCCAATGGTATGACGTCCGCAATTGCCAGTTGCTACCCCGCATGTGTCGAAAGTGAGGATTCGCGCGGGGTAAATATCGTGACCGATGCATAACGCAGGTTTAACCTACCTTTTCAAGTAAGAGCAAACCATTTGAGGGGGTGGCGTGGACTTCTGCGCCGCCCCTTTTTTCCGAGGAAACATGAGCACACTAAGACTGCGACAACCAACCCGCGAACCTGCCAACACCAACACGGACACGGGGCT